AGAAGAATCATTTCTCGATCTCCCGCAAAGAGAGCATCAATCATTTCTCTAGTAGCAGGTTCATCACCGATCTTAACTGTGGCACGTTCTAAGATAGAGAGCAGAGCCTTAGCAGGATCGGCAATCTTAGAGACTGCTTCTTCATCTACTCCGGTTAACTCTCGTACTTCTACTTTAGTTATTAGACCGTTAAACGGATCAAACAATCCGCCAGGTAAATCAACTTCTGTAGCAGGAGGCAATGTTAGAGACGGCTTAACCGTTCTTTCCATTACCTCCTGCTCAGATAGTTCTACAGCTTGCTTAACAAGCCTGTTTGCTAAATCAGGGTTAGTGTGCGAATTTATAACTGTGTCGTTGCTCATATTGTGTCCTTATAGATAGTGGTTAAGAAATTGCCTTAGCTTGGTTGCCTTCAGTTAGGTCTGTTGCGTAAGATACATCAAAGCCTTCGTGTACAAGCTGCATTTCTTCAACCATAAGGCTGTTAGCTCCTGCATCTAGTCCGCTGTATGCTAGTGATGTAATCCAAGCGTTGTATACCTTGAAACGAAGTGATGTATGTTGATCATACGCTGTACTTGCGTCTGGAGCTGTCGATCCTGAGCCCTTATACCCTGCTGGGTTTGGATGGCTTAGAACCTGAATGTCCAAGTTGCATCGGAAGTTTGCTCCGATACCGCTTGTTGCTGAAGGAGTCATTACTGCAAACAAACGCTTCATCCATAGAGAGTTTCCGTTTTGTCCAAGCATTACGCCTTTTGAAAGCTGAATTGGAGTGAACGATGACTGTCCTGGAATCTGATGCATGTTGGTATTGTACCCGCCTTCACGGTATGCAATAGATTCAGTGTTGACATTGAGTCCTGATAGGGAAACAAATCCCATAGTTCCAAAACCCCCATTCCAACCAGTGGTAGAACCACTTGTTGGTGTAAAAGTTACAAGGAACTTAAAGTTACGAACTGGATCAGTAATGATCTTTCCAACTGCCTGGATTTCGTTACTTAACGTATTTAAGTTAGGTGTTGGGCTTCCGCCCGCTCCTGTTGTTGCTGTTGCCATTATATTTTATCTCCTTTACGCTGTTGCGCTTCCGGTTAGTTGTCCGATCTTAATGACAACGAACTCTGCTGGGTACTGTAGGGCGATACCTACTTCGATGTTTACTCGACCATTTTGGATATCTGACCAAGTAGTTGTGCTGCTGTCAACCTTAACATAGTATGCTTCAGCTGGGCTAGCGCCACGAAGGCCACCTTGCTGCCAGTATCCTAGTAAGAAGTTATTAATTCCTGTACGTAGCTGTAGCCACAAACGAGAATCGTTATTCTCAAACACAGCAAATGCGCTAAGATCTTTAACCTGCTTTTCAATGAAGATCAAAGAACGGCGGATATTGATATAGCGGTTGTTTGGTGTGTTGTCCATTGTACGACCACCCATGATTACAATTCCAGCTCCTGGAACGTTACGGATAGCGTTGATTGGGTCAACGTATGTGTTGATATCGTCAAGCTCTGTGTTTGTAAACTGACGCTCTGTTGATACCGCTAGAGCGATCTTGTTACCCAAACCAGCTGGAGTCTTAAATACTCCGCGACTCTTATCAGTAGATAGGTATTGACCAACCACTGCAGCACCAGGTGCCTGTAGACGAACTGCTCCAGGAATCTTGTTACCGTCTGGGATGTTAACCCATGGGAAGTAAGCAGCTGCGCTGCCTCCAGCTGTAGAACCTGCAGCAATTGCCATAGTAGCAGTTACCTGAGTCTTAGCTGATGAAACAGTAAGACCAGAAGGAGTATCAATTACAACAAATGCATCCTCACGAGTTGCTGCATAAATCATAGCATCTCCATGAATCTGACCACACAAAGTAGATGTCTGGTATGGGGCATCTGCTGCGTAGATAACTAGAGGGTTTTGGATTGGATCAAATGATGTCCAAGCTCCTGAGTAATCTGTACGAGTAAGTCCTGTACCGTTAGCTCCACCAGTAAAAGCAGTAGCTGTTGTTGAACCTGTGTATGGGAAGTAAGCGTTTGGAAGACCGCTAGAACTGATTGTAAACAATGCAGAACTTGTATCGATAACAGACTTTACATAGTACTTGTCTGTTGCGTCCATGCTTAAGTCAGTGTATGACTCGACAAGGTTAGTTGCTCCACCTGATGTGTAGTAAATGTTGATACCAAAACGTGTAGAAACACCTGCTGGTACAACCTGAGCTGAGTATTCTCCAGACCATGTGCCTGGGTTCTTCGCTTGAAGTGTAAATACTGTGTTAGCAGTAATTGTTACGGTAGCTGTAGCTGTAGCTCCAGTTACTGCCGCACCTGTTACAGCACTTGTAATAGTAAAACCAGTACCGGTAGCTGTAGCAATTGTAGCTGAAGTTAGGTTGAAGCCTGCTGTAGACAATCCAGTAATAGATACTGTCTGTCCTGCTGTGAAAGTATTAACAGCTGTGTAAGTAATTGTATTGCTTACGGCTGTAGCTGTACCTGAAGCACCAGTTACCGCTGTACCTGTTGCTGCGTTAGTTACAGTAAAGTTAGTACCGGTAGCTGTAGCAATTACTACAGCTGTAAGGTTGAATGCTGCTGTAGATAGACCTGTAATAGATACGGTTTGTCCTGCTACAAAAGTATTAGTAGCTGTATACGTAACAACTCCACCAGTTGCTGAAGCTGCTGTTACAGTAGCTGTTGTTGCCTGGCTAGAAGCTGCTGTTACAGTAGCTGTTAGTGTAGTGGTTGATGCTGACTGGTTCAAGAATGGGACAGAACCATTAGATGATCCTGTACCTACGATACGACGAACGTAGAGTGCAGTACCACCATTTGCAAAAAAGTTATATGCAGCCCATGTCAATGGGTAGCTATCGTTTAGTCCACCAAATGTCTTTACAAAGTCTCCCCAAGTCTGAACCAATTGTGGGTCAGTTGCATTTCCCTTATACAGGGAACCTGACATTGCACCGGCTGCGGCGCTTGTATCAGGTAAGGTAATCTGTTGTGGAAGAGACACTTCTTGGACATAGACGCCTGGGCGACTGAATGTTGCCATTTAGTTTTACTCCTTTAAGTTAGGTTAAGTTAGTTTCTTAGGGTGACGAAATTATGCGGGATTAGTAGGTACAGTAAAAACTGCATTTTGATATGTTAGCGCGATATTAGGATCTTGTGTTACTTGGTAAGCTTGTACAAACTCATCTGTAAATACTTCCGCACTTACACGAAGATTGTACACGTTACTAAAAAGGCGCTTACCGCCCTCATTAGTATCTCTTTTTGAATAACCCATCAGATCCATACGGCGCCATGTGGCATCCTCAGGAATCCATAGTTGTCCAAATCTATATGGTAGCCTCACTGGATTAAGCATAGCACCTAAAATCTGTCGGTCGTGTCGAGGCTGACGCGACCAAGTTGTTACCTGATAGTACAGATCAAGTGGGATAGGCATGCTTACATACTGATTGTCCATAACTGTAGCCACGTTTTCTGGCACATAAGTTAACGGTACATAACCTCTGTGAGCACGTTCACGGTCTTCTATGACGCCTACAAGGTCAATAGTAATATATGGATAGGTCTGATTACGAATATCTTTATCAGGCTGCCCATAGAATACAGGGACAGGTCGAGAAGCGTTTCCGCTATCTGATACTGTTATGCCGCCTAGTCTTTCTTTAAGCGCCTTATCCTCATTAATAAAAATAGGCATATTTACTTACCTGCCCTGTTAAGCATAAAGGTACGCATGGCTGGTGAGAGCTCTACATCTGGAGTGCCGTTTTCTTTATCTAGCACAGAGTCGTCGCTATAGGTGATGACATGTCCGCCATTTTTATAGCGCATGTTAATGTTGTTTACGTCTTCTGGACCCCATTCAGGCATAGTAGATGCGTGCTGACGTAGCAGCTGCTGATAGGCTGGGGTAAGTTCTTTTTCCGCTCTGCGGATTGCATGCATGACCAGTGCTTTAAATGATGGTTTAGCCATTTTTAGTGAGCCACTTCGCAATGATATATCCTGCTACTAAACCACTAACGACTTTCTTACCGCCGTTTTGCTTTAGGTTGGAAACACCACGAACGAACTCAACTTTATCCGCGTCGGTTTTTTCCCGAAATTCGCGGTTAGCAAGGTTAATCATATTTCCTCCAATAGAGGGCAAGGTGTAGCTGCAGGGTTCCAGATTTCTCTGGCGTCATAGGATATCATAAATGAAAAAGCCCCCTTGCGGGGGCTAAGTCACTACTTCTTTTTCTTTGCGACCTTTTTTATGGCCTTCTTAGCAAAGCGTATATCGGCCTTGGTTCCGTAGGTGGCGGTCTTTTTTACCTCTTGCTCTACAAGGGTCCGATCCGCCTTATCGTCAGCCGTATTAAAAGCCCTCTTTAGTTTAGGCTCAACACGTGCCTTATCAAACGGCTCGTCAATCTTGTCAAATTCCTTCATGGTAGCCTTGACGATAGACTTGACTGCCTTTTTGACGATCTTCTTATCGTTAGGTTTCTTAGCCATTACTTCTTCTTAGCTGCCTTCTTTTTCATCTTGGCGTCTTCCATCTTTTCAAAACCCTTAGATTCCTTCTTTTCATGAGCAGCGTTCTTCTTGCCTTTCATTTCTTTCTTTTCCATTTTAGCCATTATTTTTTCCCTTTGCATGTAGAGCAAGAGCACTTGCAGCCCTTGACTTGTTTGGTTTTAGTACACTTGCAGCCGCACTTAGCACACACTACTTCTTACCTTTTTCAGTAGGAGGGTTTTTAGGCTTAGATGAAGGCATTTGTTTCATATCTTTTTTTGATTTAGGATAGGGATTGTTACCAGACTCCGCGTGTCCTTTTTTAGAAGAGTCTACAACTTTTCCAGTACCTTTGCAGCTTTCACAAGCTTTCATTGGATTTGCCATTATTTTTTGCCTTTCGTATGAGGATGTTCTTTATGCCAGGCTCGAGTTGCCTTCTCGCCTTCTTTGACGGTCTTAGCTCCAGCCTTCTTGGTTAGATTAATCTTATCATACTTGCCAATATTTCCAGCATGGTCTACGATAACATCACCCTTTTTATTTTTTTTAACGTCGTGGACTTTGCCACTAACCTTTATTTTTGCCACTCTTCTTTACTTTCTCTGGAAGCTTCTTACCCTTAGGGGTCTTATTCTCAAACTCTTGTGCCAGCTTAGGGTCCTTTGCCCATAGCGCTCTGCGCTGGGCTTTTGATTTCATAGGCATTATACACCGGCGTTTGAAGGTACGTTTGAGTACAGTGTTATAACCGCCCCAGTAGTTGTACCGGCAGCAGAGATAGCATAAAGGGTGTCTCCACCAGATAGCCAAACATTCAAAGTTCCACCAGCAGATATCTGAGTGCCGCCATTGGCACCTGATGCTGCGGTAATACTAGAGTCTCCAATAAATATTGCTGCGGTATCGCGGTTGTGAATACTAACTGCTGTGTAGACAGCAGAACGAGGCAGCGTTACAAGGGCAGTAGCTGTAACTGCTACGGTTTTATTAGTATGAACTAACATTGTTTCTCCTATAGATTAAATGGGTTGTACTGAGCATAGTGTTGGAACTGACTATCATTAACCATTTCTTCAGCGTTTACCTGTACGCATTGAACAGTAACAATAGTGTACTTATCTGTTAAAAGCCCATCCAATCCCACCTTTACAGGTGAGAATACTTCATCTCTAAATACGATGCGGTCACGAAGATATAGGTCTGGGTTATCTGTGATAGTAGATAGCTTTCTAATATTCTCCGCTACAGTGCCGTACAGGTTTACAGCGTTCTCAATAACATCCATATTAAAGGTAATGTTAAGAGTATCTGTGTTATAGAAACCACGCTGGTCGTGCATAGTAGTTCCCTGATCCATGTTTGCGTTAATCGCTGGAATCTTAATTACAGGCTTCCACTTACGACCGCCACCAATACCATCTGCACCAACATCATAGATAGGATCAATAATGCTGTTAGTCTTATCATAGATATACCAATCAACGGATGTTCCCACTGTGTGCACTAGCTCTTTAGTAATGCCAGAAACATTAGAGGCACGCTCATAGTCGATACTAAAACGACCCTCACGCTTATCTCCACGCATTACGCTAGTCCTATCTATAGGTTATTCGGCAGGTATTACTACAGGAGCAGCAGGGGCTTCAGTAATCTCTACTGGGATTACCTGCTTTGTTAGTGGGTTATATGAGCCACCAATAAGAGGCTTACCCTCTTTAACTAGGTCTGATACATCAACCATAGTAGGGTCGCTTAAAAAAATTGCTCCCCAGCGATCATCTGTGTTCATAACGTCAATAACTGTGTTGTCTAAAATAAAAGCAACCTTGATAGGTGCTGGATCTTTTTCTGTCATTTTATTCCTCTGGTTCCGATTCGTCTTTAAATGTTACTCGTACTTGTCCCCACTTATGAACAGGGCATTCTGCATTAGGTAGCTTTGTCTTCTGTGCCATAAAACAACCACACTGGTTGCACGTTCCTACGGCAGACAGTTCTGGACACGCACTACAAATAAGCATGCGTTCTTTTTGTATGGTATCCGCAACGCGTCCTAGATTCTTATTGAATAAGTCCCAAGGGCGTGCGGGTCTTTCAAATGGATCAGTCATTAGATTACCCCCGCTGAGAAGTTATCAGCCGTATTACCTTGTTGATACTGGCTGTAGCTTCTTACTATACCACATTTTGTACCCTTGGTTCCTGAGTTAGTTGCAGTAATTCCGCTAGCTACCGATGTGGTTTTAGCCGCATCTGACCAGGCATCTACTGTAAGAGTGTTGCCATTTGTAACCATACGAACAACCAATGGGAAAGCTGTGGTGGCGTTATCTGAAATTACTGTGTATGAAGATCCGCTACCTTGAACTATCTTAAAGCCATATGTATAAGAATAGCTGTGATTTGTTGTAGTATCAAAACTAAAACCATTTGAACAGCCGTATAAAGGTGGGCTGGAGGCGTTGTATGTGCCACCAGAAGTGATAGTGGACCCACAAGCTGAACAGCTAGCACAGGTATTTGCGGTAACAATTGTTCCTTCACACTTACCTGTGCCGGAGTTATATGTTCCACCGCTAGGGCAACTATAGCTAGAAAAATAAGCACAAGAGGTTCCTGAAGGACTTCCAGTGTATGAACCTGCACAACCAGTTGAAGTTGTATAGCAGTATCCATCAGAAGGATTAACAGTACCGGATGAACATACGTCATAGACAACGTATGTGCAGTAATTTCCTGATCCAGGATAAGATTGCCCAGTTGGGTTTGTGGCTGCTGCACAGGTTTCAGTTCTGCTACATGTGGCAGGGCCAACATATGTATTTGAAGAAGTACAGGAACAACTTACTGTAGTAGTAGTGTATTTTTTACAACCAAGGTATGTACCAGAAGTTCCTATCTCACATCCTCCATCACTGGATGTAGTAAGAGACCCAGTTCCTCCCGAATAATAACTATAATTGCACGATCCTTGGGTAGAACCACCA